AACAAATCTTCAAGTTGAGAGAAAACCCCAACTGGGTTCGTGAGCAAAACTTGCTCATGAGACCCGGTTGTGCCCGTAGTCGCTCAGATATTCGTACGTTCGACTTCTCTGAACAATTCTATCGTCGAAAAACACTTTTTAGTGAAAAGACGGATAGATGTAATAATCTCTCTCAAGGCATTTGGGAACCAGTTGATGACAAGTTCATCAGTTGGATCCCGAAAGTCTTTCGAGAGAGAGAGAAGTTTCATGATAACATTCGCAGTACTTGGACTCAAGTAATTGATTCTGTTGTGGAAACACCAGAAACCTTAATTTCAGAAGAATATTTTGGACAAGAGATTAGTCCTCATCTTCCGAAAAGTTTAGGTTTCGATATGTCTCCTGAACAGAAATCGAATACTTATGCTCTAGAGTTTGAATCATTTCCTCCAAGTGAACCTTTACCTGTAAGGGTGGAACCGATTGTGGAACCACTCAAGGTAAGGACTATCACTGCAGGAATAGCAGACACTTATTGTTTAAAACCCCTTCAGCGTGCCATGTGGCTCGCTTTAGGAGAAGAAGAACAATTTTGTCTGACCCACGGTACAAATAACTTGATACCCGCTATCTCAAGGATCTATGAAAATTCAGATCCTGAAGATGTGTGGATATCCGGTGATTATACCGCGGCAACTGATTCAATCCCCATCTCTGCTTCAAAAGCTTTGATGGAGGGAATTCTAGAAAGTATTGATCATGAACCAACAAAGCGTTGGGCAATGAAAGAGATTTCTCCTCATCTTTTGGTCTATCCTCATAGTTCTGGTTTGGAACCAGCACTTCAGGAATCAGGCCAGCTGATGGGAAGTCTCCTTTCATTTCCCTTACTTTGTTTGTTGAACGACTGTACAGCACAAAAATCAGGTATCGCCTCCAATAAATACTTAATAAATGGAGATGATATCTTGATGCGTGCTAATCGATCCGTTTATCCTTTGTGGAAAGAGAAAGTGTCCGAATTCGGCCTTTCTCTCTCTTTAGGGAAAAACTATGTTCATCCTTTGTTTGGAACTGTAAACTCTCAATTAATTATGGGAGGCACAGTTCTCGACTCAGGAAAACAAAAGGTTCTTGATCGTAGAGTACAAGTACTAGGAGAGTGTTTGAGAGATCTGGAGGTCATGATGACCAGCACAGGTGCCAAGGATGTCCATACTTTGTTTAAAACTATTAATAGATCTAAACTGAGTAGGACTGTCCGAAGCATTAGTGTTCCAGTTAGTCATGGAGGACTTTCCCTTAATTGGGGTGATAGGTCAAACTTAAATGAACGTTCAAAGCGAACGGAAATTCTAGTTTACCTTCACGATCTTTTTAAAAAGATCGAACCCGAAAAGGGTTGTCTATCCATACCTTACCTCTCAAAAACTCAAATCACTCAAAAATCTCTAGATGAGTTAGATAAGTCGTTTAACGAACCAGTTCTTAGCTCGGAATACCACGAGGACTTCGTGGGTCTTTCGGCATTAGAAATGATCCGTAAAAGGACTATGACCAATTATCATCTTAGAGACTTTTTCCTTAGTCAGAAAATTGAAGATTTACCTTCTTTGTCGTTTTTAGGAACCATCCAGGTACCTTTCAACGATGTTAGAACAAGATCAGTCCTCCAGTCGGAGATTGATCGGGTTTTCTTTCAAAATTTTCTGAATTCAGGAAAAGAGTATGATTACGAAACTTTTAAACAAGTTTTCCTTGAAGCAGTTAGAGGAACCAAAGAAGCAACAGCTGTCGCTACTAAGTTTCTTGTACCTGTCATCGATCTTGATGTACGTCCAGACTATCTTTTGAAGGTAGTTAAGGGATATGCAGCAAAATCTTTTGATAGGGAACTATTTGAAGGATCTCTTGGAAAAGTTTTGGTACCAAAGAATTTTGATCTTCCTAAAAGCCCAGACAGTCCTGATTTCTCAAAAGAAGTGATCGAGTCATTCGATTATCTTCTCAGTGAGATTCAAGATTTTGTCGAGGCTTAAGGATTTTCATTATCTGTGTTTGAACATTTGATTATTCAAACTACTTCTCATTTCTTTACAGTCATGTGGCAACGAGTATGTCACCTCTTGTCTGATTATATCTTGATAGGTTGTTATAGGGCTAAAGGACCCTTTCGTGAGCAACGGTGTGTTGCCCACTAACAACTTTTCTTGATTTAAAGATTTGATCTAGTAGTTGATTTTCAACTATTTAAACATAGATAAGTGTACTTGAATATTCGATTATTCATACTACCTTTCGTTTTCTTTTAAAAGGCGTGATTTAAATAAAAGATACGATTGAGTAGTTTGATTTTCAACTACTTATGTACACAATTCTTTGGTTTCGAGACTTTCCTTGTCTCGTAATCTAGAGTGAAT